ATCATGCTACTGGTAGCAATCTCAAGGCTCCGGTAACTACCAGCAAACCTAGCAAGTCAGAAGCTGGCAGACGCGCATCCTTCTGCGCCAGAATGGGTGGTATTGTTAAGACTGCCAAGAATTCTGAACGCGCAAGAGCATCTATGCGGAGATGGAAATGCAGATGAAACCCGGACTATATGCAAACATTCATGCCAAGCGTGAACGTATCAAGGCTGGCAGTGGTGAGAGAATGAGGAAGCCGGGGAGCAAAGGCGCTCCCACGGCACAGGCTTTTATTCGCTCCGCGAAAACAGCCAAAAGAGAAAAGCGCCGATAAGTCCTGCGGTAACGCCAGAACCTACCAGCAACCCGCCGACGAAAGTAATTATGGAATAGGTTTCCATAGTTATTTCTTTTCCAGCATTTCTTCTATTTCAGCCACTGGCATCCCGGTCTTCTTGTGAATGACTAGGATGTGCAGTGCGCCCATCTTTTTCCTGCCGTGACGTAGCTTGCTGATATCTGGCTTGCTTATCTTTTTCTCTAAAAACTCATGTAGTTTTGCGTCGTTCTTGAGTTCGTACTTCTCTATCAGATGATCGAACAGCATGTGATAGGGGCGGTATTCTGTAGTCATTGTTATCTCCTATGGGGCTGGTGTTAGCTTGCCTTCAAATGCGTAGGTTCCTATATGTGTCAGCCCCACCCACGGTGCTGCATATATTTCCCCTCCGTTATCACGCCAAGTTTTGCAGAAGTGATAATCCTCCGACAGTAGCCGTTTAGTCTCTGGCTCTATGCTTTCTGTAAAGAACTGGCTGATCTGTTCTGCGCCGATATTGCCAGCCAGATCGGTAACGTCATTGACGTACCACGGTACGATTGGCTTTAGCTTCTCTAGAACTTCGCGCTTAATCAGCATGAATCCAGTGCCGCCATTCCATATCTCTACAGGCTCATTGATAGGCACAGTAGCCTCGCCCTGATAACCCTTCAGGTTGACCACAAACGAACCCGTGTAATACTTCAGATGACTGTCAGGCACACCGTTCTCTATTGCTTTCCTTACTGCCGCCCAATTGATTTCCTTCTTAGGATAGATACCGCAGATAACATCCTTGTCTGACTCCAACATCTTCATGAAGTCAGCAGGATTGAACTGGATATCAGCATCTATAAACATTAGATGAGTTGCATCTGTTTTCAGAAAGCCATGTGCTAGAGCATTTCTTCCGCGAGTGATAAGACTTTCGTTAAATAGGAAAGACATCATTGATTCAATGTTTCTATCCCTCAAAAGGTTATTTAATTGCAGCATTGATTGAGCAAAGAATCCATAACATTGCCCACCATACATCGGTACGGATAAAAATATTTTTGCTTTATTCATTTGACCATGCCTTTTTTGTGTTTATCATCGAAACCATGCTTTGAGAAATTCCAAAAAGATTTGCTATTTCTTTTTGAGAATATCCATGTGTTAAATAACTTTTAATTTCATAAATTTTCGATTTTTCTAATTTAAATGTAGCCCTGATTGCCCTTCCCTTTCTTTTTGAATCTTGCTGGTTTTCTGTTGGTGTCCCAAGAAACAAATGATTTGGGTTGACGCAAGAAGGTATGTCACATGTATGGCATACATACTTATCTTTTGATAATCCTCCTTTGTAATATGAGTAAGATGCGCGATGGGCTAAAGCCGATTTCATCTCAGCATCACGCACTTTCCCGTATCCATTTTCAAGAGTTGCGCCCATCCATATCCAGCAGCCAGATTCAGGTAGCCTTTCTATATGGCGCTCAAGTCTTTCCTCAAAGGATTTGGTAGCTCTCATTTATTCATCCTATAAAACCATTTGTTTGCTCGTCGCTGACAGTCGATGCTGTAACCGTTTGCTCTGAGTTCTGACACAATGCTGTTGACTGCACAGACACCTGCCATCTGGATAATATCTAGCGTTGTGTATTCCCCTCCCCGCCCCAAAAGATTTGCGACTTTCTGAAGGCGTTCTGATCTATCTATATCTGCTGCATTCACGATATATCCTCCACTCTAATCACGTACCGGCCTTTACTGTTCTTGCGCCAGCCATGCACTTCGATTCGTATCCCGGCCTCCCTAACCTTTGCCACCGTATCTGAGTCGGTAATCTTCTTGATACGGTCAGCAACGGCAGAGGCCGTTACCTGTACTGCTAGAACCTCATCCTTTCTTATGGCTAGGATGTCGCACCACCCCCCCAAGTCTTTCCTCTGCCGGGTAAAAGAATTCCACTTTTCCACCACCTCGCAGTGGTAGCCAAGCTCTCGCAGATATTCAAGACTGCGCTGTGTGGGTGAGCGACTAGCTGCCATCAGAAGGGTATTTCCTCGTCCTTAAACGGACTGTATTCCCTAACCTTGCTACCCTCTGTAGGCTTCTTGTAGTTAGGATCAGGCTGGAAGTTATCCTGTGCTAGTGAGATAAGCTCTCCCACCTGTGTAGGTTTACGCCATCCTGCCAGCTTTACCCATTCACCTTGTTTGATGTCTCTGTCAGCCATAAAGCCACCCTTGAGATGAGGCTGCGCGTCAGTCTTGCGCTTGTCGTTGACAAAGAGAACCCCTTTGCCGGGGCGTTGTTCGTGATTTTTCATACTGCCTCCAATGAATTAGCTGCTGCCACCAACCGCATTTTGGTAGGTGCGTCTAGCTTGTCGATAACTTCTGTGTTTGCGTCCTTGAGCATCTTTAGCTTTTCACGCTTCACATCGTCGGTAAGCTTCTGGCTTCCCTTTATTTTGTGAACCATGTCATGAAAAGAAATCTCCCATTCTGCTAAATCCGTGGACTCTGAGAACGGATGATCTATTCCGGGAACGTAAAGCGGCAAAAAAGCTTCACCTTCTTTCCTTTCTTGCGACTTCTTTACTTCCTCAACAACAACGTCTGCTTGCCCCATATCAACTTCCTGCGGCGGTTTTGCCGGTTCCATGTCCTGAACTTCCTCTGGCGTATAAACACCTGCGACACAGCCGGGGAAAACGGATCGGATACCTTCTGAGATGCAGCGCGCTCTGAGCATAGCTCTAGGATATTTGTGCCATCCACTACCCTGTTTAACCAACCCGATATTCTTTCCCATCTCGATAGTCCAAGTGACAGACAAAGACCCGCCAGCGGGGTGACTAAAAACACCAGTAACTCGGTCATCTGTATATTCCTTCCATTCCACCTTGCCACCGGCTTGCTGGAACCGCGCCATCATTGCGTCAGCCTTGAGTGCAGGTCTGCCCTGTATGACATGGTAGTCACGCGCAGCAATAGCAGGATGACTCCCCTCTGCTTGTGCCACCAGCATTAATGCCATAGCTTCTTCTGGCTTCTTGACGTTGAACAATCCAGACTTGGCAACCGCAATTGCCATCTTTTCTATATCTGAGTACGGAACTATATTGCTCATCTCATCCCCTCATTTGAGTAAAAACCGGCGACTGCCCGGAACTTCAATTACGAACTTCTGAAAAAGGTCTGGCATGGCTTGCTGGAACAGGTCTGACGCAAACTTTTTGCTCGGTTTAGCGTTGCGCCAAGTAACGAGTGTTTTTCCATCCACAGTAACCAGCGAACCCCGCGAACCCATGTATTCCCGTATCGACGTTTCAACCTTGTCGGCTTCTGTTTCCAGTTGTTTGATCCTTGCCTTGTATTCCGCAAGAACCTGACAAGCACGTTCCACCGCACCAGTTGCCGTTGCCGCTTCTTCTGTAGCAGTAGGCCAGATAAGTTTTGCTGACTCGACATCATGCGCTTCTGGGTCGGCATTAGATACGACAAGTCCCCAAAGCTTTGCCATTTCTTTGACAAGCTCATCCTTCATCTCCGCAGTAATGTTGAACTGATAGGTGCGGAACTTCTGTCCACCAAACAAGACCGCAAGATATATCTGCTCCACGTTATGGCAAGCTGCTTCATGGATGAGTTGTGCGAGATCAGCAGCAGGAACCATATTTGTTTCCTCGTCGAACTTAGACATAGCGCCCACGTTGTAATTCTTACATTCAACGAGTATTCGTCCATCTGCTGAGATGTAGTCAAAATGACTTTTAAGCCACGGTTCAGTTTTATGGGCAAGAACATAGTCTGCATCCTTGAGTTCTATTCTGTGTTTCTCTTGGAATAGCTTGGCAATGGTCGGCTCCATCACCTTGCCCATTTGAACTTCCTCTACGTCGCTAAGATCAGGCGGCTGCTTCCTGCCCTGCTTAACTAGGATTGCGTCTGCTGCGCGTCCAGAAGCGGCTAGGCGGCTGTCTCCAGACCACCATGCTGTGTTCCTAACCTCTGGTGCAAAGTCATCTGTGTTCACACTTGTCATGTATTTTTCTCCTTAAGTTTGGCTTCGATAGCGTGGGCATATTTCAATGTGTCAAAGAAATAATCAGTCACATGGTTCTCTGCCATCGATTCGTATTCCTCATCCGTCAGCCCTTGCCATTCGCGCTTGGGTCGTTTGAGTTCCTCTGCCGCAAAAGTCATGCCCTGCCCAATTTTTTTGACGAGCACATCTTCAATCAAAGGAATAATCGCTTCACGCAAGTATTCTCGAAGTGCTTGCTCTTGTATTGGTTTCATTGCAAGAACTCCCTGTATTTATTAGGTTGCAATATGTGGTCGGCAATTTCCTGTCGATCTGCGCCTGACATGTCGATGATGATGGTCAGCAGGATGAGGGAAGATGCGCCCCAACCTGCCAGATCATCGCCGCATTCCTCCTCTAGTACCCCTGTAAGGCGTTCTATGATGCGCTGTAACTGTTCAGGGCTATAGGGTGGGAGCGTCACGCATAGCCTCCTCAAGCTCTGCAAGACGCTGCAAACGGTCTTGTTCTGCGTCTGCATTTAGGACAAAGAATCTTGCCTGTTCGCCACAATGGTCAGAGAGGGTAGTGCGCCGTTCTGCGTAGCAGTAGGGATAATTTTGACCGCCGGTAACGAGGTCAATAGTGGTTAGCTTGGGGTTTATACACTTGTCGCGCTGGCCTACATGGTTGCCGTAAAAGGCACAGTCAACGCATAGCTTGATGTCTTTTATATATGTCATTCTCATCTCCCGTTAGGGTTGTCGTATTAGTAGCAATTGGTATTACAGTTGCCGTTATAGTCGCAGCACGTGGTACAGGTTACATACCTGCCGTTCATGAAATAGGTGTGGGTAGTACAGGCTGCGTAGGCAGCGGAAGCGGTTACGAAAAGCCAGATGGAAAGTAGATATTTCATTTTGATCCCCTTATAAAATTGCCCGTCTTTCCGGGCTGTCAGTCTTGTCCCGTTGGAAACCCGCACAGACCATGAACGGGTGGGACTTAACATTAAATGATTATGCGTATTATTGTAAATGAATAATGTTAATTGTATTCTGACTATCTATAAATTATAACTATCGATTAACATTTACATAGTCTATATATACTATATAGCCATAGGAATATTCATAGCCATAGGAACATTACTATCGATATACAGAGAATTGTTAAAACATATTATTTCTCAATATGTAACTCTGACTATGTATACTGATGACTATGGCTATACTGATGACTGTACTACGTCTATGGCTATACTCGTCTATATAGAATATATATAGACTATGGTCAACGAACCTTCTTAGGTTTTGGTGTACGGAAACCCATAGCTTTAAACCTAGCTCTCAGGTCGGTAGCAGCAGCAGGTGTGTAAGCAAAGTTCTGGTCGAGAATGGATGTTGGCTTGTCCATTGCTGGCTTAACCTTTTTGGGACTCGTACGCGGCTGCGAGGCCGGGTGTGCCAGCGGAGTGACTGCATATAGTTTCTTGGCTGAGGACATGGTTTCCTCCGAATAGGGTTTAAACGTGTGTACGGGCGCGTAGGACTGAAAACGCGGGTACGGAAGGGTGAAGATACCACCCATCCAGAAAAACGGCTCAGAATCGTTTAGCGATAGATTCTGCTACTGCAAGCAATTGATCAGACTTGTCAATAAAGTATTGCTTATCCTGATCTTCCGCATAATTGGCAATGTAGCGGAAAGCGAATGCACCCTCTGTTATTGCACTGATAACATAGTCATGTAGTTCGCTAGACATGATTAAACTGTCTTTG